AGGAGATTCGATGATATAATCGGACACTACNNTTGTTATGGTAACAATTTATAGTTTTGATAAAATATATAAACGGTTGTCTATAGTATATATTGTAAAATAGAATAATGGATAAAGACCTTCGAATCAGTGAACTTGAAGATAAGGTCGCTCAATTAGAAGCAGAATTGCAGGCTACAAAAGAGCATTTGAAACGGTATACTGCTCCGGAAAGTAGAAAAGAGTATTATCAGAATAATAAAGAAGTTATCAAAGACCGCGTTAAGAAACATCAAGAAGAAACCAATTATAAGGCTAATTACAAACCTACCCCAGAACAGAAAAAGAAATGGGCTAGAACTGCATATTTGAAAAAGAAGGAGAAATTAACGCAAGAGAAGAATGAGAATATTTAGGGGTTATATAGTTATATTGTAATAAACTATATAAAATGAAATCTACGTATAATATATCAAGATGACAAAATGTTCGGCAATTGATAGAACATTAAAATGCTGTAGATGCAATGTTATAAATGACACCAATTTTTGTAAAAAACACGATTATATGGTTGATTATACAGAAGAAATGTTGTCAAATTTACAGATTTGTTCGGGTTGTAAAAAATCATATTATATACCCGATGGTAAGACATGTACGAATTGTCGTACTAGAGGAAAGCAAAACAAACTATTAACCCGTGAAAAGGTCGTTTTATGTGCGAACACCGGATGTACGTTCAAGCGTTCAACTGATAATATGTATTGTCAGAAACATCAAATTTGTGTATTCGTCGATGATACTGTGGCTATGGGTAAAAAAATATGTAAACAATATGTCCGTGGGTGTAGAACCCAATTAGATTTGGATTATCAATATACACGTTGCCAATCCTGTTTGGAAAAGGAAAGAGAACAAGAACGTAATCGTAGGGCGAATGTAACCAATAATAAAACGGATACACATCAAACGTGTTCTACATGTTGTCAAGATTTAGAAAGTAGTTTATTTGTTGGCATTAATGGAGGGAATACGAAAACTTGTAAAAATTGTAGAGAAAGTAACCGCATTCAAGACCAAAAACGAGATAAGGAACATCGTAATAAGTTAGCATGTATTGCTTCTAATAAACCGGAAAGAATTGCGAAAAAGGCTGATTGGAAAGAAGAACATTACGAGAAGGTGGTTATGTATTGTATGAATCATAGACAACGACGCATTGACGAGGATATTAATGAATATTTGGAAAGAAACGCGCAATGTGCAAAACAATGGCGGAAAAATAACCAAGATAAAGTACAAATCAACAATCAAAATAAAATAAACAATATCAACTTACAGTATGGAGTATATTCAAGGTGTGCTGGAGATAAAAATTTGGACTTTGAAATATCACAAGAAGAATTCAATAAAATTGTAAAGGAACCATGCCATTATTGCAATATTATTCAAGAACGCGGATTTAATGGTGTTGATCGATTAGATTCAAATATGGGTTATGTTATGGACAATTGTGTGAGTTGTTGTAAGACGTGTAATTTTATGAAGTGTTCGCTATCGGCTGACGTATTTTTAAAACGTATAGAGCATATTTTGACATATAATAATAAAATTAATGGACGTTATTTTACCGATGAGTTTTGTGATACTAACGCTGCATCTTATACTAGGTATAAAACACGTGCTGATAATAAATCATTGCCATTTGAATTAACAAAAGATGAATATGATATAATTGTAAATTCACAGTGTTACTTATGTGGTAGAAAATCATACGAAAAATACAAAAATGGTATTGACCGCATTGATAATAATTTGGGGTATATAATGAGTAATGTGAAATCTTGTTGTGGGAGTTGCAATTTTATAAAAAAAGATATGGAATTGAACGAATTATTTAATAAAATGACCGAAATATATTTGAAATGTAAAATTAAAGTGGAAACAACCACAATTATAAGTAAAACACATAAACCATCAAAAAACATTGTAAAAAATACAAATAAAAAAACACCCGAAGAAATACGCGAGAATTCACGCGTTCGAAAGCAAAAACAACGTGAACGGTTGAAAGAAAAATATGGAGATGAAGAATACAAAAAAATGAAAGCAAAAGAATTGGCTGATTATAGGAATTCAAAAAAAGAAACAAATAATTAGATTGATTATTGTGTATAATAAAAACATTATATTTTTATTATAATTTTTATGGAGATTCAAAAACAACAGGGTAATTGATTAACTATTTTGTTTTTGTGGGAAAACCCTTTTTATTAAAATACTTTGTAGGTCACATATCACACCATACACGATATGAGGAACAAATTAATTTGAATACGCAATCCCCGCCATTCCTGACATTACGCGGAGAACATTGTAGTTAACAGCGTAGACACGAACCTTGGCAGTGGCAGTACCGGAGACGGCACCGGCAGAAAGGACAAGTTGAAGAACGGCATTGTCGATTCTGGAGAAGTTACATGAACCGGAAGGTTGGTGTTCCTCAGGGCGAAGGGCGAATGAGTAGACGTTGATACCGGAATCAGGGGCACGGGTGTGGTGTTGGAAAGGTTGGACGGTGTCGAAGTATGAACCCTCACGCTCGGAGAAACGGTCTTGGCCGTTAAGTTGGAGCTTGGCAGTGACAACTGGGTTCTCACCCCAACAATGCATGTCAAGGGCAGTCTCAGCAAGGACGAAAGTACCGGCATCGGAAAGAGTGGAAACGTTGGTACCACCAAGGTAAGTGTTCTCGTCAAGAAATTCACCACCACTGATATCAGCTCCACCGAAGGCAGCAACAGAGTTAGGAAGAGCATCAATGGCATCAGTGTAATTGAAAGGTTGAGCGCCGAATGTCTTGTAAAGCATACTAGAGTCGACAAGAGAATCACAATAGTCAACATTGGCATCAGGTTGGACGACCCAGATCAACTCCTTACAAGGGTGATTGAAATTGAGCTTAATCTTGTTGGAAGAAGAACCAACAGACTCGTCACCAGTGAACTGAACTTGCTCGATGAGGTACTCATGAGGGTTCTGTGCCATCTTTCTACGCTCATCAGTATCAAGGAAGATATAGTCAACATAAAGAGATGCGGCAACAAGGGATTGTTGGTAGGCTTGAGTAGCACTTTTGTCACCGGCTAAAGCGAAAAGACACTCACCGATAGGGCGGAAGTCAATGTTGATCTTGACCTCGTGATATTGAAGAGCAATAAGAGGAAGAGCAAGTCCTGGGTTACGGCAAAACCAAAATTGGAGAGGCACGTAAAGGGTGGTCTCAGGAAGAGCCTGGCGAGGGGCACAGACCTGGTTAGGTGCGCTGTTTGCGGCACATGGACCAGAGATCTCATCAAATGAAGGATCCGTAAGATAGGTAAGTTGGGTGGTGTTACCAATCATCTTGTAGTATCCAGATTCTTGTTCCTTGGAAAGAGTAAGTTGGTTCCAGATGTGCATCCAGTCACCATATTGACGGTCAATACGTTGACCTCCGACCTCGACCTCAACTTGGGCGATAAGTTGTTCGCCAATGAAATCTAACCAACGAGCCTTAACACCAGACGCGGTTCCTTTCATAGATTGGTTGATCTCAGGAAGAGTGACTTGAAGATAGGTACGGTATGCAAGATCACCGTTACGGCTGATAGTACATGTGACACGGCGTCCAAAATCGGCTTGACCGGAGAAGGTCTGCTCGATGGACTCCATGGCAAAGTTGGTATGGCGTCTATAAGACACCTTCCAGAAAGTAATTTCGGGGGTTCCGGTAAGGAAAACATCTTGTGCGCCGTAAGCGACTAATTGCATTAAACCTCCAGCCATTGTATGGATTTATATACTTTAAAAAGAAAATAATTTGGGGAAAAAACGCATTTAATATAACATATTACTAAAATAACAACTATACTCATAGATATATATATATATGAATCACTCTAGGTTAGAACTGTAATACCCTAAATATATAGTGCATACCAAATACGCCAACATATTATAGTTTGAATATAATATACTGTTTTCAAATCTACGGTTTGCATAACAATGATGAAAATGAGCCGGTTGATTGTATAAATGTCTCTAAATAGTCTTCACGAAAAATTTCCTTTCTATTTTCATGTTTCTTTGTAAAAATATAAGAATCGCGAGATTTCCTTACATTCCAACCTTGATCTAAAGCATTTGTTAAAAACATCATTTTTTGAAAAACAGGTTTATCAATTTTTATATTGTTAGGAGGATCGATTAATGTAGTTTCGCAATTTGAGTTACTCATCGTATATAGTTTCTAAATATGAGATTCTCTAACAAATTACGAATTTTGAAAACAATACAAAAACTACGTCTCTAATATTCCAATGAGTAAAGAATCAAAATTTATATGCGAAAATCATCTGTTTCGATCCATTGAAACGCCACTGTCGCCAGCACGCTTCAAATGTAAGCGGTGTAAAAAACAAAACGTACATGGTTACACGAATCCCGACCACGTATCTAATCCATTCGGTTATTTATACTTGGCGCCTAATTTATGTATTAATTGTTCTTGTGCTACCAAGACATGTATGTGGTGCTAATTTACACTCGTATATTTCAAACGCCTATTTCAGCACCTGAATATTCTATCCAATCTGTTAATGTAAAAAATGTAAAATCGTCAGATAAAGTTGAAGATACGATTATTAATGAATATTATGACACATGTCTGATTGTGTTATAATATATTCTCGCGTGCTACTATTTCTTAGTTGATCGTCGTGTATATTTTTTTGCTCTGCTTTTTTTTCTCTTGGTCTTTCTACGTTTTTTTGAAGATTTACCGCCACCAGATGGGTTAGATGAATCAATCGTATATGAATGATTAGGTCCAAAAAAACCTGCAATAGTATTAGGTCTAACTGAATCAGATTTTAAAAAATTCATATCCAACATTGCTCTAAATCCCGAAGGTCTATCTCCCATAGCACCTATACGAATATCATTAGGATTATAATTAAGTACAGTGCTATATCCTCCATTTTTAAATACACTATTTTCTTCTTGTGCTCTATCTCCTTTTCCTTTTCGCGATGCTACTGATATTAGT